TGAACACCGGGGTGTGCCATACCGAGTTCCGGTTTTCGGCTGTCAAACTGGTTCGGCGAATAACTTGGTGAGTAAGCACAAAACTCATCCTTGATTATTCTGAAAGTACGTTCAATCGGTTTACCTTCAGGGTGATTGGGTGTAGTTCTGATGATTTTATCATTAGAGTATTCAATAGTTTTTAACTCATCAAGATCGAGGAATTCAATCGGGTGAAGTGACGGTGAGGTTAATTCACCATCATACAGACCGAGGATAAATCTCAAAAATTCTGTATTGTTCCAGGTCTTTTGATTCTCAAAAATCCATTGTTTCGGGCGACCCCAGTCACGAATTAACTGCATCGCCGCTTTAACAGTATCTGCTGTCGTAATTGAACCGGTAGTAATTTGCATCGACAAGGGATAACGGGTTTTCATATCAATGAACATTACGATATATGCCATCGCTTCAATTTTCTCATAACCTTCGGACTTCCAGTGTACCCAGACACCTTTCTCATCAACCTTCCACTCGTCGGCAACAACGCAGTCCAGGAAGTTTTCATATTCACTCCACAGGTCTCTGATGATGTGCGGTGTTTTTCTGCTTAAAAACTTGTGCATGTAATGCTTTTGAAGATGTGCTCCGGAGAGTTCCCTTGCCCATTTGTATGCTTTTCGCTGTGGAATTTCAATCCCGGTATTTTTGAAAACCTTTTCAATGGTTAGTTTTACATTACGCTGGACGTTTGCCAAAAGCAGGACTGTAAAATGCTGTTTTGCCTCTTTCAATTCTGCTTTTGTCAATTTCCGGCTTTTACCCTTGTCTGACCGGGACTGGTCAGGTGACTTGTACATTCCTGTAAGGTATCGAACCAATGTGTCATAATGAACTTTACATTGGTTCGCTATCTTGCGTTTGTTCGGTTTGCCATTGGGTTTATAAAAATCCCTGTTTGTAAGGCATCTGGTTATTTCAACAATTTTTTGAGGAGGCAGTTTTGACGGGTTTATATATTCCGGTTTCTGCTCCTGCTCGACCTTTTCTCTTAATATTACTCTCTTGCGTGGTGACAGTTCTACTACACGAAACCCGTTAGGAAGGGATTCTCTTTGAATCATTTTTTTTACACCCTCGTAGGAAATGGCGAGGTAGCTCGCAAACTCCTGAATCGTGAATTCGTTTTGACTGTCCTGTATTTGGGTAATATTATTCATATTCAGTTTAATAGTTTTCGATTTTGTTCTGAGTTCAAACCTTGCCGTATGTTGGTGTTAAATCCCGAGGCAAAACCACGGGACATCGCTGTTTTCGCTTCATTTTTCGGCACGACTGATTCATTTTTAAGATTATTGAACCTTTCATTTTTGTAGTCTTCAATCTCGGAATTGCGGTTGCTGAGTATTAACCCTTCCTTTTCGCCGAGCAGGTGATTTGCCTGATTTAACTTGTAACATATACCCACGTACATGCCGTACATGAATGATTGACGGCTCCTGAGTCTGCCTCGTTTGGTCTTCCACTCGTGGCGGAAGTGAGTGATAAGGAAGTCGAAGACATATTGGGCAATGTCGATATCGGTTCTCGTACCGATAAATACGATTGCCTGTTTACGAAATCCGCTCGAAATTGATTTGACGTTAAAAAATTGTTGAACTATCACTGCCGAGTATTTGACTTCCGATTGTAGTCTTGATTTTGGGTCTCCGGATTGCCTGTGAGTTATAGGCTCACGTTGATCACCCTCATCAACAGAGTTCAAATCGATGTTGTGTTTATCAGCGAGCTTTTTTGCGAGGTACAACGCATTTTCAATTTCGCCCTGAGTCCCTCCGTTTTTCATTCGGAGAAGCTTTTTGATTTTTTCGATTACTTCATTATTCTGCATATCCGCCTCAGCTCACGAGTTCTTCAGTTCTGTCAATTATTCGTTTAACAATCCCGTAAACCTGTTCCGGCGTGCGCCCGATCTCGTCATCGTACTTGAATTCAGAAACAAAACTGGAGTAAGTGGGAACTTTATTGTTTTCCCTCATCCACTCCTTGTACTCGTTGGCAATTTCAAGGCATTGATTCACGAGTTTTTCTTTTAACGCTTTTTTCGTGTTTACCCTCCGGTACTCGTTAATCATTTCAACCTCGGGCCCCGTGAGTATTGCCGTGAATGATGGAATTTCAGGATTGAACTCGTGAGCAATCTCTTCCATTTCTGCCATTTCCCTCGTGAAAATCAAATCTTTCAGTTCGTTGTAACTATCATCACATGCCTCGTTATGAGCAAAAAGAAGCTCCGGAGTGTTTGTTATCGGGATATCCCCGAGGAGTTTTGCGAAGCCTTTAACCTGTTCAATTATTTCTTGTTCTATCATTTTAATTCTCCTGTAATGATGTTTTTTTAGCGGCAGATTTTAACATCGGGGTGATGGTTCTCTGGATACATACACCAACTTTACGGCGTGAACTATCAGCAGTTTTCTCGTCGATGATGCCTCTTAACAGCAATCTGGTGATTGCCTTGTCATCTTCATCATGCCTGTTGATTTGTTCGGAGTTTAATCCGCTATCTTTTAATTGATCTGATATCGGTGGTTGAGTTGCCCCGAAGTGTAATACCCTCTGACCTTTAAGGGTCGTGACCTTGTAACTAATCATACTATCTCCATGTGTTGTTTGGGAACGAGTTTTATGCTTTCGCAATTTTTTTTTAGGTGATTTGCTAGCCGTTTCGGGCTGTTCCAGATGTGAGTCATGTAACTGTATTTCTGTTGGGGATCGACACCGACTTCTTTTAGGATACCCTTTCGGACTTTCGATAATCTTTTCCGCTCATTCGGTTTATGAATAAACCTGCTGATTACCGGATAAAACTTTGAGTATTCAGCTTTCAATTCGGGATTTTTATTAACATCTAACAGGGACTTTGCGCCATGCAGTTGAACGAAAATGCCGTATTTTAGAGTACCTGTTTTAATGGTAACAAAATCAACGGTGTGTCCATCCGCCTCGATGGTGACCAAACCATAAGGATAGCTCAATGTTTTTTCAAATTTTTTCCATTCCTGTGCTGTCATTTTCTACTTTTGCTCCTCGTTATTTTTGCTCTTAGTACCTAATGTCGTCACATCATCAAGTGACTGAGTGAATTTGAATATCATTCCCCATCTCCAAAAATGGACAATCGCGATAAAACAGAAGATGGAGGTTTGGGACAGGTGAAACAGCATTTCCGGCTCAGTCCAATCCATCTGCGCCTTTGATTGTATTTGCAATATTTTGGAAATGATCGTTGCGATAGCGATGGCATTAAAGATTACCTGAAATATTACTGAATTGTAGATATACCAGAACCAGTCCTCTTTATTGTCTGGCACATAAAAGAACTTTTTGATAATTTTTGACATAAGTTTCTCTCTGCTGTATTTAAATAGGTAGGTTATATGCTTAAGATTTTCGCATTTATCGGTCTCGTGAGTGCAATTCAGGCAATCCTCAAAAGCATTGTAATCATGCGTAAACGCCGAAATCGGTATTTCTATAAAAGTTACATTAAGAGTTTGGTTCGTCTGGATAATTGGTTGTGGATTAACTATTTCATTCTCTTTATTGCCGCTGTTCTGGAAACTTTCAGGATTCCACCACTTGCCTATCTTCCTCCAGAATGTGAATTCGGGCCCCTTACAATTATTTTTGCAATACTTTTCAGCGTTCACCTTCTTCTGTTCGAGGCACTCAGGAAAAAGAGGATTATGTTCGATGATCCCGATCATAAATCTAGCTCCAATTGATTTGTGGCTCTCTTGTCGATTGTCTTTTTTACCCTCAAGGTATCTTGCACCATGTGGGTAAACTTCTTTTCAAACCTTTGATACGTTTCAGGGCTTAAATCCCCAATTACATCCAGTAACGCCCGAACGGCATCCGTGGCTGATTTCTGGTAATCTGCCGCCATCTGGTTATCATCTCCCTTGCACATCGCTACTTTTTTAGGAAGTGGAACAATTGCAAATCCGCACTCCCATGCCATCAGTTGCAGGCAGTCAAAATTCTGTTTGAATTTCATGGCAGGGATTAATAGCTCGGAAGGAAACGGCAGATCTTCATTCAGCGAGCTTATCCGGCAAAGGTAAGAATGTGTTTTACATACATGGTCAGCAAGTTCATAAACTGTTTTATTCTTGCCGGAATTGCGTCCTTTGCCGTGGACAAGCTCGTTTTGTTTGATTTTAAAGGTTGACTGGAAACTCATTACAATTTCTCCCGAAAATTATAATGGTTTTTTGCCCTGCGGATTGTTATATTCAGTATATGTAATTGCGTATAACAATACATCTAGGCTGCCCTTTCGGTAAGTCTAACAATGTGTGAATATAGCTTCAGGATTGATTTAAGTATCCGGCGCAGTGCATTTTCGTTCTTACGTTTGTTATCAGGGTCTAATAGCATTGAAACATAGGCTTGCGTGTAGCCAGAGTCCCTTGCTATTTCCGAAGTGTTAAGAAGACGACGATCAATTTCGTACTCAAATATTTTAATGATTTTCATCGATTGTCTTTTTTTTATTAAATAATTGGTTATAAATCTATAACTCAATATATACAATTGTAGCTAATATGTCAAACAATTTTATATATAATTATATATAATTATGAAAATTGAACTGGATAAAGACCAGATTGGTGAGAGATTAAGGGAGTTTGGGGTTGCTAAATTTGGTAACGTGACAGGCTTTGCAAAAGCGATGGGGCATACACCTTCTTCATTCCAAGCGGCATACCTCAGCGGAAGAAGTTTACCCGGTTCACCAATGATTGCTCATTTATTGAAGCTAGGTTGCGATATACATTGGCTGTATTTTGGTTCCCCATCTCCGGGAAACAAGGTCGATCTTGATTTAGAAGCTGTAACGAGGAATTTATTGGAGAAAAAATCGCAATTAGAGAGGATTCAAAAGATTATTTCAGAAGGAATATAGCGGTCAATAAGACCGCAACCCTAAGTATCTCCATTTATTTTTTTCAATTTTTCGCAAATTATAATTAGTGATTCACTAATAGTTGGGGATAGAGAGTGCTCCTCTTCAATATATTGTTGTGCCATTGCTATTGAATTAAGAAGTATGGTAATCTCTCTTATTTTATTTCTTCTCTTTTCTTTCCTATTCACCCTTGTTTCCTCCACAATTACCTCCTGATTTTGATAGTAAACTTATTCATATTGGTGATTCCCTCAAAACGATTCACCTACAAATACATATTTGGAACGATTGTCATTTATGCCCTTGCGTTTGCCATTATGGCGCAGTTTTATATGCATTAGGGGACATTTTTAAGGGGACAAATTTTGATTTTGGCTAATTTTCAATGTCCCGATATGTCCCCTTAGCAATTTTCTCGTATAATTTAGTGTTGACAGTGTGTTCCCGGCTTTTTTAGATGCGGTAAGCATTGAAAACGGCTCATGTATTTGCAAAATAAGACTTATACGCCGTTCAGGGTGGTTTTGTTGCCGGGTTTTGGTGTGGTAAGTAATTAAAAATAAAAATCTTACGAGAACGGGCATTTTTAGAAAAGTTGGCAGGTAATGTGCAAACATCCCTGCGAAAACGCCCTGTTTTTCAATGAATTGTTTGCAGTTAATTAGAGATTGTTCAATACCATTCCTTTAATCCGCTCCCTCACACCGGAAGATGAGAGGGAGCCTTTTACTTTTATTTTTTGAATACACTGTATGTTTGAACAGCCGTTAAAATTGTCTTCAATATTTGACGATACTTTTCAGCTTTTGCGCCCAGCTCAAATTCATCCGATAAATTAACAAGCGTTGCTATCTCAGAATCATCCAACTCCATGAATTCCGCTTCTGCCTGTTTATACCCGTCGAACGCGCTAAACAGGTTCATCACAAAACCCCCTGCGTTCACGAGATCAGATGCTGATAATAACCCATCCGCCATTGATTTTTCGTAAGCTTCCGCAGCCGAATAATAAGCACGAACTACATCCTCGGCTTCTTCAATTCCATAAATTCCCACCTCTTTGGGAATATTCACCGAGTTCAACACGACCGGTATTTTCATAACGCCTCTTTCTCTTAAATCCAATTTACACCTCACTTCTTTGGTAAATAAATATTATTATCACTGAAACCGCTCTTTTTCAAAAAAGACGGTACATCAAAACTTGGGCACGCTTTATTTGCAAACTGGTTATGCCCTCCAATTTGTATATGCGGATGGCGCAAAACCATATATTTCAAGTACACGAGTAAAGATTTAATTTGTGCTTCAGTTCTGGTATCTTTAGGATTTAACTTTTCATCAACACCTCCGGCATACACAACATGCCTTGCATGGCTATTTTCGCCGGCGACGCCCCAGGTCATTTCATTATAATCAACGTATCCATCTGTATTGAATGGTTGGATGTTCACAAGCTCCCCGTCGAGTCTGATTAAATCGCTGTAACCCGGTCGGTCCCAACCACGCCCCTTTAATTTTTTTACATCCGTTCCGGCAATTCGTTCCTTTGGAAGACAATCACGGTTAGGGTAAATATTTCCCCTATATTTTACTTTACCGTCTGGCATATCACAAGGTCCCATGTGCCATTGAAGAATGTGCGAAATCCCCGTATCATGCTTGGGCGGTGTAGCCGTGCAATGTATAATCAACAATTCAAGTTTTTTCATTTCATTACCTTCACTTAAAACACTCTTTCATCAAGTTCATAATATGGTAACCATCTGTGACGAAAAATATAATTCAACTCACCTGCAACAATCAGCGTATCCGCCTGTTCAACTTCATATTCATCACTGTCGTATATAAATTCACATGTACCATATTTAGAAACAAAAGCAGTTATCGAATTTTCCAATAATTTTTTTATATCATTGATTAACCGGGCGGCTGCTATTTTCGGATTCTTTTTTGTTGTACTTTGCCGGAGACCAAATGTTATAATCAAATCAAGATCCTCGTGATAACCATCATCATCGTAAACACCACGGTTAATACCATCTATAATATTCACAAGCAAAGTTGTTTCTTCCGGGATATCATCTTGCCACATGTGTTTTACATCACTTTCAAGAACGTCACTGTAATAATCGTTTTCAGTTCTTATGGTTGCCAAGGCAGCGATTACATCTTTTATAAATGATTCTCTGAATTCCATATCAATATTCACTCACGATATGTTCACGAAGAATTAAAAGAGTTATTTTTGTACTGTCTCTTTTTGGCTCGGTTACTTTATAATCAGAGCTGCCAATTGTTATCACGACCGAACCGATGTCAATCCCATCAATATCATCCTGGTTAATCATTATGCTTGGTTTGCCCGCTTCAAAACGATGATCTTTCATGTTGTATGATTCATGCTCACTGATAAAATGAACTTCAACACTCTTGTTAGCTCCACCGGTATTGCTTAAAACTGCTGTTGTTTCAAGCCCGGTGTTGAAAAACAATTCATGGATATCATCATAGGCGGGCATGGTCACCTATCCACTTTTACTTGTTTCAGTTTCATCGGAATTGAAATTGTCGTCTTATCCGTGGTATCAATCACTGTTTGCGTTCGGTAAAACTGGTATCTTTTTTTATCATATATGCTACTGGCAACTGACACGCTGTCACTGGTTGTTAATGTTGTTAATGTGTCAATATTGAATATGTTGGACTTATCATCCGTTCCTTGGAAATAGACTTTTGCATTTAACGTATCAGTACCGGGTTTTATATAATCCGCTGGATCCGCTGTTAAAGTAAAAGGATAGTCATACCAGCTGAAATCATCGCATTTCCAGAGTGTAAACCATTCTGTATTTTTGACTGCATTCTGGCTGTCGGATTGAGCGACCACCGTCCACTCTGCAATAAATAGGTTTTGATCTTCACTAACTTCCGTGGATACTTCCGCCTGCCCCCATGATTCTCCGAATATAACAAGCGCCATCAATAATACTAACAAGCCTCTATGCTTACGCATCTTCTCCCCCTTCCCCGGTTTTATCAGTGTTTTTCGATTTTGATGTTTTGCTTCCACTGGAAACCAATTTTTTGATCGCTGGACTGTTTTCTTCGCAATGAATAATCGCACGACCGGAGCCGACTAATACTTCTTTATCATGCCCCGAAACTGTCACAACATCACCGGGTTCACACGGCATCGCTGTTTCTTCACCATGCCCTTTAACCCTGCATTTTTTAGTGATAACTACCTCCTGTGGCAGTGTTTTTTTCTTCATACCTGCGTATGTAATCATTTAATTTGTCTCCTGTTTTATTTATGCAACAGCGTTGCTTCCAATTGAGAATGATAATGGATACTTTGTAACTGCGTCAACATGAACGAAAATTGTTATTTCAACATTTCCTGCATCGCTACCCGCTAATTTATCATTGACCATTATTTCGTACATACCCCAGTCGCACAATATCAGTTGCTCCCAGGCTCCAAAGAATAGGTGATGAGCACTAACATTGTTTGTGGATTTTAGCGGGTAACCGTTTACTTCACCATTATTCATGATAAACATCGGATAACCGTCAACAATTGGTGTTGTTTTTAATGCCCCTTTTATCCCCGGAGTTGTTACCCATTGCATTGTGCTGATATCCGCGTCTGCGGTTTCAATGTCAGTTTCAAATTCTACAATTTTATTCCAAGTTAAGGAGCTGATATTAACACTCCCAACGCCAGACGTATTTGCTAACCCCTGTGGCTGGTTGTCTGCACCTGTACCGTGTAAAAGTGCGGTTTCAACACCATTTCTTGCTTTCCCTAGCAAATCTTTCATTACAAGAAGTTCAATGGAAGGAGCAGATTGCAACATCATTGTTTTTGTATACTTTCTTTGACCGCGTCCAAATTTTGGGGAAGCTGTTTTGTTTGTGAAATTCATATCGGATGCAGATCCGGCATCACCTTCTTCACCCCATGCAAATCCACCTTCGCTGGTCTGTACAGGCAAAGATATATCAGATTTCAAACCCGATAGAATTGTGATACCAGCTTCACCCAGAACTGATGCGGCACGAAGATATTCAATAAATCCGTCCTCCATGTGCTCAACCCCAACAAGAGCGGCACCAGTGGTTGATCCGCTTGTCTTCATTGTCCTTTGGTTTAATATTCTGGCAGCGAATCTGTTAAATACTTTTGGGTGAATAAAAAAGCTGTCTTTTCGCGGAGCAACTTTAAGAACTTCTCTTACCGCTGTGTCATACTCGCGTTCAATACCGGCTTCTTCCCGTTTCCCTGAAATGATTGATTGAATCATCCGCAAAGGCGAATAATCGTCCATTTCCTTACCGGTTAAATCCAAGTCCGTTGCTGGTGTTTCAACCGGTTTACTTTTATCCATTCTTTCCCAGCATCTTTCCTTGAATTCCAGAACGCTTATTCCTGATGAACGCGCTTCTGAAATCAATTCATCCACCTTGGGGATGCTGTTGCCGAATCTTTTACCCCATTCTTCGATTTCCGAGACACGTTCACGTTCTTCGCGAACTGCATCCTCTGCATTCTTTTCAGTTGGTTTCATCTCACTTCTCTCCTTGATAGTTATCGTGACGTCACTTAATCTTTTATTTTGCTCTGCAAGCCCTGCTTCAATAAGTTCAATTTTTTTTAGAACATCTTCTGAAGGGTTCAATTCACTTCTCATTTTCGATCTTTGGTCGGCACCGATTGGCGTAACCGAGTCTTCCATCGGTTTCCATTTTTTCCTGATAATCAGGTCCATACCATCGGCATAATCATTTCGGTAAACTTTACCATCAATATTTGTTTCTTCTCCGGGGGCAAGTCTTATGCTATGCTCACTATATGTCCTGTAACCTACGCTGGTATCGGTTACATGCCCTTCCCTTATTTTCGTCCATAAGTTAGCCTCAACCTCAGAGATGAAATTTCTGCCGGTAAGTATGTCACCTTCAACTGTAAGATTACGAGTTGAGCCAACAACATCCTCATCACTCCATCGGCTGTGATTTCGTAACAATGGTATTTGTTTCGATTCCGGTAATTCAACCCCGGACATGAGAAGAATTTCACGAATAGGTTCCCATCTTGCCCAATCAAATACAACAGTAGGATCTTCAGTCGCTACAATATTCCCTATACTTCTCTCTTCCTCATTTATACCCTTATTCCCTTCGCGGATTACTACTGCCGACCGGGAATATATTCCTTCAAATTTACGCATTCGTTTTCGCTCCTTTTTTTCCTTCTTGATCATCTATCAATATCGGTTGAACCGGCATTGGGCTAAACACTATACCCGCTTCAGCTAATGTTTCTTTTTCATATTTAACCTGCTCGATAAATTCCTCAAAATTATACCCTCTTTTCCCCAATATTTGAGTATGAGTCTCAAGACCTTTTTCTAATGCCAGGGCATCTGCATTATTTTCTTTATATTGATCTACCCATTCCCCCCTGTATCCAAAAAATTCGGGTTTATTGAGAGAGTCCATGTCTTTAACTTTTATATCTATTTTATTTTTTAAGGCTGCATACTCAAACCATTTCCTACGCACCGGCGTGAGAAGATGATCATCAAGGTAAGTTTGTATCTTTTTATACGTTAAGCGGGTATCAAGCAAGGCCGATCTTGAAGATGTATAATTTACATCCGCATGATCGCTTGACAATGTTGGGTAGTCCAAATCAAACCCTGAAGAAAACCCTCTTAATATTAATTTACTGAACGATCCCATTTCAGCTTGCGGGAATGTCGGGTCAAACGATGTAAAATCATATCCATCCGGTACTACATATACTTCACCGGGTGAAATATCCCTTACAATATCTCCGTCCTCATTTTCTTCGCCTTCATAATCAGAAGCTACATCTGGGTTTTGTAACGTCTCACCCATAACCCCTTCTTTAGGTTTAAGCACGGCGGTTTTCATCGCTGCACTTCGGCTATTTATGAGAACCGCTTCTTCGTAACTTTTATAAATATTTAATCTGTAAGCAGAAGGAGCAAACCAGCTTATTCCACGTAATTGTCCAACAAAATTTTGACGGTACAAATGGTACACTCGATCGGCTGGAATTCTAATGTAGTCTTTTATATCTGTGTTGTATAGCTGATCAGAACTTGTTACTTTCTTAAAATAATAAGCAACGGGTTTCCAAACTTTATTATACTCTATACCCATCACCACCTGGTTCCCATTACCAAGAACCTTGTTAAACATTTCATCGCAATAAGCCGAGGGAACACCTTGCAACTGGTAGCCATATTTGCCGGTATAATTTTCTACAATAAACATTTCGCCATCTGTTACGATGGTTTTTAGTATTGCCGATAAATTTTCATTAAATGAACGCTGCTCATCAAGAAAACAATTATCCGGTTTGCAAAAATCTTTCCACAATTCGTTGATCGTGTAATTTATATCCTGTTGATATTCACGCTCGTACTTGCCATCCTTTTTAATTAGGTTAAACGCTTTATTTCGATGGGTAAAACCGGACGGCCCCAACACATTTTTATCAATCATTGATACAGCTTTCGAAGCATAAGTATCATTTATCACCAGATCACGAGCTCTAGCCATCAATATCCGCCGTCCGGCTCTTATATCTGCATTTATATTCTTATAACCGGTAACCCACGAACTGGATAAACGGCTTCGATCGGCAGCTATAAAACTCCGTTTTTTTACTTTTGTCGTAGTTCTCTTTTCAGTTAAAGGAATAATTCCTTTTGTAGGCGTGCTCAATATGTCTAAAGTTCTCGCGAATCCCATCAATAACGCTCCAATAATCTGGGAATTCGCTTTTTGCCTGAAAGCCCGCGCCTTTCCTTCATAACAAGCTTCTCATAATACCGCTTCATTCTTGTTAATTCAGCAATTGACAACAACGATACTTCGTTCCCGTTAAATAACTTTGTGCTTTCCTGCTCTCTGGTTGCCCTCTTTTCAAGCACTGCCGTGATGGATTCCAGCACTTTCTCGTTATGAGTCTGCACATCTCCTGACAGACTCAACAATGGTTCAATTTTTAAGTATCCGGAAGTTATCTCCGTGTACTCATCGTCATACTCTGCAAGCATTTGATAACGATAACTACCGGGTGTTAAAAGCTCGGTTTCTGATTTTGGTTTTTGAAAAGTAAAAGTGTCACCATCTTTGTCACCGGCAACCACTATAGCAGTATTACTGCCCAATTTCATTATCACCTCAATTGAATAATCAGCATCTGAATATTCTGGTAAAGTTTCTGTCCATATCCATTTTGATCCTTGGTAAAACCTATATTGAGAGATGTTGTACACTTATCACCATAGTTAGAATTTAGCACAAAGATGTGAAAGTGGACGGTGTAATGTTAGTTATTTGTTTTTAACTTAAATAAAGAATATTTAGCGGTTGCCCCTTGCTATTACTTGCGTTGCGGTTTTTTACGAGTGACTTTTTTTTACACTATTAAGTGCTAGCCGGTCCCCCGGCTAGCTGCTTCCAATTCCTGTTCCTTTTTTTCATCAGCCTTTTATTCTCTCAAATTAGACCTCCTTTCTCCTTAACTTCCATAAACTATTTTATGAATTGAGTCAACGCCCAGGGAAAATTTTTCCCCGAGTATTTGCTCAACATCTTCAATCGTTTGCTTGTCCTCAGATTCACGTAATTTATAGAACTCTTCCCGGATACAATAATCCCTATATTTTCTCTGATCCAAAAAACCATACTGTTCAGCCAGAGCCGCAATAATATGTGGACTATTCTGCTTTGCCTTTTCCAACCGTTCACGCCTATTCATGGAACATCCTCCATTCCCTCCCCAAAATGTGATATACTGAAAACTTTTTCATAACCTATTATTTTACAACCACTTACCAACTAACCCCAAAAGTGATATATAGAATTATTCTATATATCACCTTGTTATACCTCAGGTTTGTTCAACCTATAGTATTTAACATATTCAAGTGGGTAGTTGACATAATGACCACCCGTTTTGCTCTCGTGCTTTTTGCAAGGGTCAAATCCATTACCAAAAGCCCAGTATTCCACATCTTTCTTTATAATGCCGTCATCTAATATTATATCGTAATGTCCCTCGTCTTTTAGCGGTTCAGGGTGGTTTTGTTGCCATCCTTCACAAACCTGCACCGCTTCGCTGGTATAACAACCCGTTCCACCGGAATTGCGGTACTCTTGGGCGGTTTCGTTCCATACTTGTAGCAGTGCTTGCTGTATCGTCCTGTTATTTGGGTACCCAGTTTTATCCTGTATCTCTTTTATCCTGTCAGTATTCATTTATTCAATCTCCTAATTATTATAATTTCTATTTCCGCAATCCGGTGAACTCTGTTCAGTTATAAAGAAAATTATTCTTCTGTATTCCTGTTAAACTGATTTTCAAATTCTTGTGTTATAGTTCTTTTCAACTCTTCTTCCGTAATATCACATTTTTCATTGGGACACCAGAAGAAGAAACCTGCTCCACTACATTCAGTACATTCGTGGTACTCATCTGGGTCAAACATAAGTGGGTCTTCGTCATAATATGATACCATACCATCATCGCAGTTGTCGCAATCACGGGTATGGATTGGAGAACCACATTTTGGGCATTCATAATCTGATATTTCGTAATCTTCCATTTTCTCCTCAATGTTTGGTTTTCTTTATAACAAACGCATCCAGCGGATTAACCGCTGATGCACCGTCACGTTATACAGTATTTTGGGCTACCTTTGATTCTTTTTTCTCGTCCTCAATTTTAGTCCCACAAAATGGGCAAAAGCTATGAGTAATTTTTTGAGTAATTATTTTCTTTTGTCCTTCTAATTCAATATCAACATTGCTATAAGTCTTTTGAGTCAGTTGCTCCCCAAACATGATTGCTGATTCGATACTCACACTTTTTACAGGTTTATTGAATCGTTGGTTTTTTGTAAACGCTTCTTTCATCTCTGTTTCAAGTCTTTTAATACAACCACACTTCATTTTTGTATCTCCTATTTT